TAAATCTGCATTCAGATTACTAACTACTGTTGTCGAAGCTATTGTTAATGGTGCAGTTCCAGTAGTTTCGGTAAGTGTTAAAGCCACAAAAGTAGGAGAACTTGTTGTTGCTAAATCCTGGTTTAAAGTTTGTATATATTCTACATATTCTGCCAATCCAATGCAAGTAAAAGACATGTAACTCATTTCAGCATTAGTATTACAATCCCAAATAATTTTTATTAGAGTTATATCACTCCAATCACCAATACCAGTTTCAATAAAATCTTCTTTTGGGACTTTTATATAATTCCACCCATCTGATAATTGGTTTTTTATTTTATCATATTGAAAATAATTACCATTACTTGTTTGTAACATTAAATTAATACTTGTATTTATTTTTGTTACATCTGAAATAAATACTATGAATACGATATAATCACATTCAACAGAAGCTGTTAAATCATCCCATTTTGTCATATCAATGCTAACAATTTTTTCCATATATAAAGTTCTAGCAACACTGTCAGGGGCTTGTAATTGAATAGAACTATTATTAAATTTAAACCATATTTCTTCTTTTGAAATAATACCATCTGTAGCACTACTTACATTTGACCATTCTGTATAATCGGTAAAGCTTTCTATAATTCTTGTTTTTGGTAAAGGAGTTTCTAAATCAAACATTTTTATTAAATCGATAGTTTTTGTATCTATGAAAAAATTGTTACTTGAATTATTTATAAAATTTACATATACATCATCATTTTCTTTTAGATATAATCCAGGTCTGATTTTTACATAGTATATATTATTAGTAGAATTTAAAAGTTTAACTGTAGCTGTTTCATTATCTATAGCTACAATTGTTGCTCTTATATATTTATTAAATTTAGAATTATTCTCTATTTTTTTTTCAACTAAAAGAGAGATATCGTCTACAATTTTTTCGGCTGTTAGTGGATCATTAAAATTCAAAATATCACCCTTCTTTTTACATTATTTTAAATGCTGTAATATTTTCTTTTTGATTATAACCAAGGGGATATGATATATTTTTTATTATTAAAGTTTCTCTATTATTGCCATTATTAATATCATCAATTATTATAACGTCACCTTCTTTAATTATATCAATTGGAATACATGCAAAATTAACATTTTGGTAAATTTTATTGAGTTTTTCTAACTCATAATTTGCTCTATCTTGTGCTAATTCTTCATTATAAATATTATTATCAGTAATTATTTCGCTTATTTCTCCTATTTTATAAATATTTGTTGGACTTAAGGTATTTATATCTTGAGCTGTTGCTACAATTAAATCTCCATTTATATTTTCACCAAAAATAACTATTGAATTTCTTACTAAATCATAGCCATAATTAGTTTCTCCTCCTAAATAAGTAACTTCATTTTCCCCAAAAGTCCATATAGGCTTAGTTGTCGTTGTGTTAATAGGTGGTTGAAATCGTCCCTTCCCATTATTATCAAAAAAAACTTCCCATGATAAAATGTTTGCTAAATCTAATAATAAATCAGCTAATGTTGAATTAGCTTGTTTTACAATAGTATATGGTAAAATTGCATTTGAAGGATATATGATAGGTATTGTTGGTATGTTAGCTTCTTGAAATATGTTAAATACTACATCCGTAATTAATTCTCCAACATTAACTATATAATCTGTTTTTAATTTTTTTTCAAATAATAACCAGTTGTCAAAACTTTCTATTTGTATAATTTTTTCTGCTTTTTTTGAACTTAATATTGGATTACTAAGATTAAATATACCTTGTGATTTATATTCGAAATCACCATCATAATATAATCCAGTATATAATTTAAATTTTTTATCTATATATATTAATCCATTTTTATTAGGGATATACCTTAAATCATTGTTTTCTATAATTAAATTACAACTTCTTCTTTTGCCGTTTTTATGTTCACTTGAAAAATTTCCAGATAAGACATCTGTTGTTATTTCATCTATAACATTTTCATTAATATCTAACCATTCAATTTTATAAACAGGTTCTCTTGTTTTATTGCGTAAAGCTTCTGAGTACGTCATTATTCTTCACCTATTCCAATTTCTATCCAATCAAAAGAGATTTCATGTGGTTGTTCTTGAATTTTATCTAAATATTTATAGTTAAAATTAAATGTTACAACTTTAAAAATTTCACCTGCTGTATTTTTTAGCCATTTTTCTCCATCATTGTTAATAAAATCTTCTATTATTTGTCTAACAGTTTCGTTTATTTCATAACATAATGATGTTTCTGAAATAGTATCTGATAAAGTATAAGGAATTGTTTTTAAAGAACTTGTTTTATAATTTTGTTGACCAAAAGAAACTATTGGATATTGGGTATAATTTTCATAAATATATTGATTTTTATTATTGCTTATATTGTTTGTTTCAATCCCATTTAATCCCATATCAAATTTATAAGAAACTGTACCATCTGTTAGTATCCACCCATAAAAACTAACATTAGAAATTTCTTGTAATCCTAAAGATTCTCCATAATTTGACAAAGCATATACAGAATATGTATAATTAATATTATTTCTTGGTAGATAATCAGTATAAGTCGTAATGTTTCTATCACTAATTGTACTTAATGTAGTAAATAAATTTAAATCTTCTGCTTTTCGTTTAACTCTCCAACCTATTGTATCAGAACTTATATTTCCAGCATTCAATGTGTTTTCATAATTTGCTAAAAAATTAGTATTATCTCCCCATATTTGTTCATAATCTAACTTTGTAGCAGATTCTATAAAATTATCAGCTATTAAATGATACCCATAATTAGTATCATAAGTATTAAAAGCTATAAATACTTGCAAATTAGAAGATACTGTTTTTAAATTAGAGACTTTTAAAGATGTAAATTGTTCTAAATTTTCTAATTGTATATTATTTTCATTTACATCTAACAATCTTCCAAACCCATATTTATTAGTACCTAACGAAAATGTTATTAAATATAGATTATCATTACTTATTTCAGAAATAGACAATGAAGAAATTGTTTCCGTTGGAGAATCTTCTAAATAATTAATACTTCTAACATACATACCAGTTTCTGTTAAGGTAATTAATCTACAACAACCATATCCTATTTTAGTATATGTTATAATCATTTTATTTTCATTTATCTTTATGGTATTTATATAAGAAACAGTTGAATCAAAAGTAAATCTAGTACCTATACTTACGATATCATCATCTAAATATGTTATAAATTGAGCTTTACCACTACTATCCGAACTATCTTTATAAAATATAATACCTGTTGTACTATTTAATATATGTATATTATTAAAAGAAGTTGCTCCATTATTATTATATTCAACTTCGCCAGAAATATTGCTAAATATAGTATTTCCTACAATAGTTAGAATTTGTATTTTAGATGTAGTATTATCTGTATCATTATATGCAATTATAGCAAAATTATCATCGATTTTATCAATAGTTATATAATTAAAAAGATTGTTTGAGAAAACTGTGAATGTGTTTTGAACAATTATATTAGAAATAGTTGTTAATATAAATGATCTACCTTCTAATCCTCCATATAAAAATGTTACTAAAACTTTATCTGTATCCATTTTAACCATATTTATACTCCCACTTGTTGTAGATATAGTAGAAGTTGAACTTAATATGGTTCCGTCAAAATCTGTGATTACAAAATATAATATAAAACTTGTTGCATTATAATAAGTTAATAATAATCTGGTATCATCTAATTTTAGAGTAAATTTTATTTGTGTATTATTAGATTCAAATAAAAAAGGTGTTGAATAATCATTTGTTTTTAACAATCTATAATCTTGTGTTAATAAATCGACATAAGATAACATTGTGGTTTGAGCGTGTAAATTATCAATTTTAATATTTCCATAAAAAACAACAGAACTAAAAGCATTTGTGCTACTATCAATATACATTTCAGTTAATAATGTATTATCTTTTTTTATAATTATATATTCATTTGTAATTCCAATAAATAACCAACTAAATCCATAATCTATAATTTCTTCCCAATCATAACCATCTAAATCATCCCAAGTATAACCATCTAAAGATAACCATGTAAATAGCTCAACAGCATCTGAGTATGTATAACTACCACTTTCATTAAAATAAAATCTTTTTGTACTTCTTTCATATCCAAAAATTTTATTTGTACCTATTCTCATAATAGTACCATCAAAAGTTTTATACAATTTTAACCAAAATGTAAATGTATAATTATCATCAAAAGTTTCAGAATATTCTATAATTGAAGAAGTATCTAATTGTAAACCTTGATTAAATTTACCTTCTATATAAGTATAATAACCTGAAGTTGTTGGAATAACTTGTTTTAAGTCATCCCATGTTATAACTATACTACCATTTACATTATTGGGAGTTAGTATTATATTTGGTATATTATCTGGAACATTATAACTTATAAAAATTTCTTGTAATCCTGTAGTTTCTTCTATGTCATATTGACTTACTACAATCCCTTCTATTTTATATGTATTAAAATTAACCATTCCTGTAAATTCATAAGATAAATCAAAATTGTAAATCCAATCTGAATCTAATAATTCTGTATCAGTTTCATCATATAATATAAATTTATATTTTTTTAAAGGTGTATCTTCATCCTGTGTATAGTTTAATATAAATGTATAATCCTGAGTGGAAAGTGTGTCTGGAAAAGAAGAAGGATCAATAAAAGAAACTTCTGGTGTTGAACTTGCTATAAAAAATTCATAATCACTTGTAACTGTTGTTGTTCCACTCCACGTTTGTACAATCCATTTATATTCAGTTCCATTTGTTAATGTTGAACTTGTTAATGTTAAATATTCATTACTTGAAGATGTTTTTGTTGAATCATAAATTAACAAACCTGTTGTATTATTATATATAAAAACTTGAAAATCTGTTTGTGGTGTTCCATTTGATTCCCATGATAACAGATTTGTAATATCTGCGTCTATAGCTGTTCCGGATGGGGATAAGTTATTTGGGTTATACATAAAAGCCATTTCTACTAACCCCTCTCTATTTTTTTTGTATAATTTGTTTTAAATTTTTATGAAAATCATAAGCATCATTTGTTACTACTTTTATTTCCTTTATATTAAAAATATCAGAATTATTAGTAGTTGTGTTATTTGGTGATTTTATTTTAAAATCTGGAACTTTATTAATGATAGAATCAAGATTTCCTGATAATAAATTCGAAACAGTATCTTTTTTTAATATAAATTCTTTTGGATGAACCTTTGTCCAACCTTCTGTATAACCTGTTCCGGTAAAACCTTCATTTTTAAAGCTGGCAATTCTTCCTGTGGCAGATTCTGTTTCTTTTTTTATTTGTGCTGCTTTTAAAAGGTCATTATCTAATAATGCTTTATCATATCTTGTTTTTTGTCTAGCTTCAACAGAAGAAACAGATTCATATATTTTTTTTCCTTCCAAACCTTGGTTTACCAATATAAGGTCGTCATCTTGTACAATTGCACTTTCTGTAGATTTTATTGAAGATTGGTCTACATTAATTGGATTTTCCGTTTCTTCTAAAATCATATCCCCAATATTAGTTCCACCAGGTTTTATATAATTGGTAGTTAGTTGTGATAATTTCGAGTCATCAATTTCAGACAATTTTGAATTATAATCTTCAATAAATTTGCCTAAATTAGTTAATCTATTTAAAAAACTTCTTTCATCTAAAGTATTTAGATGTGTATATAAATCTTCTAAACTGTTGATTTGATATTTATTACTATTTTCAAATATTTTATTTTGCTCTGATATGAATAAATTTAATTGTTCAATTTGTTTATCATAGTTTTCAGTGTTTTGTTTTTGATCTTCTCTATATTCTTCTTGGGTTATTCTGAGATTTTCTATTTTTTTATTAGTAGCTAAATCTCTTTCCCATATTGCATAATCAGATTCAAGGTCTTTAACAGTTTCGATATCTTTTTCTTTTTGTTTAATATCTGATTCATATACGAATCCTAATCCTGCTCGATATACTTTTATGGTTTTTTCATTAGTTGTTTCACTAAGTGCTTTTCTTGCTTTTTCAATTGCAAGTAGCTTATCTTGTCTAGTTTCCTCTTCTTTTAATAAATCTTCTTTTTCTTCTAATAATTGAATTTCTTTATCTAAATTATCAATTAAAGTTTGTAATCTATCATTTTCAGCATTTTTCAATTCTTCAAATCTTGTGATTTCATTTTCTACTTTTTTAGTAACGCTATCTAAATAAGTTTGAATCATTTCATCAGCTTGAGATTTTTGAGATTCTATTATGGTTTGAGTGGTATCTTTTATAGATTGTCCTAATTGATAAATTGTTGTAGTTGTTTCAGAAGCTTTATTATTTAATTCAGATAATTGTTGAGTTAACAATTCTTCTTCTTCGGTATTTCGAGGTATAAGTATGTTTAATTCTGCAATTTCTTTATTAAACATATTTTGTAGTTCTACAGTTTCTTCTATTTGTTTTTTATAAATAGCAATTTTTTTTATTTGGTTATCTTCCGAATCATCTAACATATTTAATTCATTAGAAAGGTTATTTATTGAGTTATTTTGAATATCTATTTGTTTATTAAAAGAATCATATGCGTCAATAATATCTTGTTTATATAAATCATTAACAGTAATTCCTAATTCATTTATTGTTGCTGATAATTTTATCCAATTTTGAGATAAATCAGGAACTTCTTCATTTTGAATTTTAAAAAATATATTAAGTTGTTTTTGAAGATTTTCTAATTCTTCTTTCTCTCTATTATAAATTGTTTTATTTTTATCTGTTCTGTGTTTATTTGTTTCAGCAACTTGTTTATCTAATATTGATTGAGCATTTGTTGCTGTTAAAGAATCTCCTGTTCCTGTAAATTTAATACCTTGTTTTTTTAAAGAATTCACTATTTCGGAGCGTTCTTTTCTATTTTCATTTGCTATTTTATGTAAAATATTTTGTTTTTGTTTTGAAAGTTTTATTTCTTCTTCAAGAAGTTTTATTTTTTTTTGTCCTTCAGAAACTTCTTGAAGTACTTGATTTTTTTGTATTAATTGATTATATTTAGAAAGTTCTTGATTTAATTGGAAATATCTATCTCTTTCTATAAGTTTTTCATTAGCTGAAACTGTTGCTGATGGAGCAGCGTTTGAAGCTGTTGAACCTGCATCTTTTTTCTTAGAACCACTTGCTCCCGATCCTGATGCTGATGTTAAATTTGCTCCCGAAAATCCAACGGTTTTTACTGTGGCTTTAATTTGACTAGCAAATTGTGTTATAGCATCATAATTATTTGCAATAGATTGTAATTTTTGTATTTCTTTTCTTCGTGCATTCGCTTCTTGAGCACTACCAACACTCATACTTGTTAACATACCTATAGCTGCACCGACTTGTTGTCTTGGTGTATACCCACTATTACTATATAAACTTGCCCATCCTTCTCCTATAGCTGCTCTTATTTTATTATCAGCATCTAATTTTGCTGAAGCAACAGAATTAAAATTTGTTAAATCTATACCATAATTTGAAGCTAAACTATTAACCATATCGGCATTTCCAGATAATAAATAATCCCAATAAGTTTTGCTATTCATCATTTCTGTTTCTAAAACGCTTTGAGCTGTTTTACCCTTATCTATTTGAGCTTGTTTAACAGCTTTCAACATAGCTTCTTCGTTGCCTATATATTTAATTAATTCTGGATATTTTTTAATAATTTCCATTATTGAATCTCCAGATAATTTTCTATCATCTGTCAATTCTTTTTCTGCTTTTGAAAGAAATTCTATTTGTGTTTTTAAGTCCGATAATGTTGAGTATTCTTCCTTATCTGCTTTTGTTTTTTCTATTGTTGAAGCTGTGTTTTCATCTAAAGCTTCTGTATTATTTTCTACTTCAGAAGTAGTTTCTGCAAAAATAGATTTTATTTTACTAATAACTTCTTCGCTATTCTTTCCATTTTTTGCGACATCAATCATACTATTTTGTAATGTGTTTAATTTTTCATTTAAATCTGTTTTTGAGGCTTCATCTTCAGCGTTACTTAAATCTAAAATTAAATTTTTAGCTTCTAATATATCGTCTTTGAATTTTTTACCAAAATTTTGATTACTCATTGCAGTTTCAAAATTTTCTATAGTAGCTTTATTTTTAGATATTTGCAAATCTATACTTTTATATTGTGTTTCTAATATTTTTAATAATCTAGTTTGTTGTGGGGTTAATTTTTCTATATTACCATAATCACTTATTAGTTCTCTGAGAGTACTACTTTGCTCTTCGAGAGTCCCTTTAAGTGAATATGTTGTCGCTCCATATACATCGGTTGTTTTTATAACAGTTTTTAATTTTTGTTCATATTTTTCTAAATCATCTGTGGGATAGAATTGTTTTTGACTTGGTGCTATTTCTGTTTTTGTTACATTTCCCATAGTATCTTTAGCTGTTTCATATTGAGTTTTTCCAGTTAATAAAATTTCTTCAGATTTTAAATTTAAATAATCTGTTAATATTTCTATTTGGTTTTTATATTTTCCTGAAACTAAATCTAATTTATCTGCTTCTATACCATATGTGGTATTTATTTTCTCTTGAAGTGATTGTAATTGTTGTCTAACATCTTTTCCTTCTAGTTGTTGTTTTTTTAATTTTTCATATTCTTGTATATCTGCTGAAATAGCTGTTTTTTCGTCATTTAATTTATTAACAAATTGTTCTGTTTGATATTCTGCTTCTGCTTTACTATTTGCATAAACACCATATCCTATACTTAATAATGTTAAAGCTATTGTTAATCCACCAAGTATAGTTTTTAAACCTATTGCACTTGTTTTTGTTGCTCCTTGTTCAATTCTAACTTGTCGTAAAGCTTGAGCATATGTTAAAGCCCCATTTGAAGCTGCAACTAATTCTATAGCCATACCTGCTAATCTAGAATTTAATGTTATTGTACTAAGAATAAGTGGCATTAATTTCCAAGATGCAAAAGCTACAGCAATAGTTCTTATAATAGAACCTAATCCACCCATTTTTCTAGCAAATTCGGCTAAAGAAATTCCAAAATCAATAACTTGTTTTATTAAATCAGAATTTATACTTCTTTGCCAAAATTCTGTCATTGCTGCTGACAATTGTTTTGTTTTTGCTTCTATACCTTCCATACGTTTGCCATTTTCTACCATTGCTGCACCATAGGCTGTCTGGGATTCAGTTACTTGTTTTTGAACCATATCATAATTTAACATTATAGCTTTTAAAACATTTGCTCTCATTTTACCTGCTAATGCTTCAGTAACATAAGATTTTTCTGTATCTGTTAATGTTTGAAATTTTGCACCCAAATCGTCCATTATGTCCATAACTGGTCTAAATGAATTAGTACTATCTCTAACCTCAATACCAATTGACCTTAAAGATGTTTCTGCTTTTGAAATATCTTCTTCAAATGTGTCTACTGAATCGGTAACATTATATTCAACATAGTTCGTTATTCTATGCCAGTTCTTTTATGAACTTCTATATATTTCTATATAAGATTAGACTATATCATCATCCTTTCGGAGTCTCTCGTTTCGAGCTACTTAGCCCTACTCCCCTTACGAGGGATAGTCGTTGAACAATATTCTATTCGAATATATGCTGCTGAACTTCCATTATTTGAATGTTTAGGATTTAACCTTACATTAATCTAGTTAATTTTTTTGTTTTCACAACATTCACGCTTAGACATATTTCATTCTTACGTTGTAGTTTAACTAGCTTTAGGATTTACCAGCAATTGTTGAGATGTTTTTTTATATATAAATTTCTCTATATACGGAGCTTTGAATTACTCCTGTGATTCTCATTGTCATAGTACGTAAAGCATTTGAAATTTCTGCACCAGATTTCTGAAGCGTAGCTGCTCCAGTTCCTATAAGAGCTATTGTTTGATCTAAATCTAAACCTGCTATTTTTGCAGTACTTCCAAAATTTTTGATACCGTCACTAATTTTTTTAACACTTACAGCGTTTTTATTTGCAACATTATCCATTTTATCAATGATATTGATAGTATCGCTATACGCAATTCCCATTCCTTCCACTGTTGCAATTAATGTCTCGTTTGCGGATGTTATGTCCATATCTCCAACATTTTGTAATAATAATGACATTTTTGCTAATTCTTCTGAAGCTTCTCCTAATCCTGCTCTTGCAAAATCTCTATATGCATTTAAGAATTCTTGACTTGTTCTACCGAATTCTTTACCGACTGAAGCTGAATGGATTGCTAATTTTTCCATTTCTTGTGAGGTTAGATTTGTTACTTTAGAAATTTCAGTTAAAATTTTATCAATTTCTATTAATGTTGAAATTCCTTGTTTCAGCATTCTGAAAGGCATATATACAAGATTTGCCATACCAACCCACATTAAAAACTTTTTACCAACTAAAGAAACGTTTTCTGCGAAGGTTCTAGTATGCTGACTAGTATTTCTAATATTATTTCTTAAACCATTAATATTACCAGTAGTATTTCTTAATCCTCTATCCATTTGATTAAGATTTGTAGTAATTCTATTTAAATTTGTACTTAACTCTGCTAATTCTCTATTTAATGTTCCTGTGTTTCCTTGATTTCCAGTTCCTATATTAAGTTTTAAACTTCGAGCAATTTTATTAAGTTCGTTTTGCATCCTTAATTTAGAATCTTTGGAAATTCCTGCTTGAACACTGATACGAATTCTTTCCATTAAACCAACTCCTATAATTATATCTTATTATTTATATAAGTTATAATATCTGTGTTTTAAGAATCTCTTCTATATTATCAAAATTTTTATAATGTATTCTAACTAATTTTATATTATGTTTAAAACAATAATGATTTTTTATATTATCATTTTTTTGTTGTTTTTTTAATTTTTCTTGCATTTTATTTTTATCTTTACTATAACCTCCTGGGATAAAATGAAATTTTCCGTCATATTCAATCAATATATTTTTTTTAGGTAAATAAAAATCGAAAAGTAATTGTCTTTGGTTTTTACAATTTTTAAATTTTTTTTGTGTTTCAAACTCAATGTTATTTTTAATTAAAAATTGTAAAACTTTGTTTTCTCCTTTTGAAAAATTACATTTTGGACATCTATTTCCCTGAAGAAACATACCAGCTTGAACATCATAAATATATTGACATTTATTATGTTTTATTTTTATTTTAGTTCTATCATTTATATATTCACCTATTATTAAATATTCATCTTCAACCAAATCAAATACTTGAGATAAATATTGTTCATGAGTTTTTGTTCTTTTTAACACTCTTTTTTTTATTGCACAAACATTACATCGTTTATTTTTTAAAAAATTATTTGGCGTAACATAATATTCATTGTAATTACAATCTTTACAATTATGTTTAACTTTGATAGGTGTTTTAATATTAATATAGTTTTCTAAAAAAATATATTCATTCCCAACTAATTGTTTAATTTTATTAGCAAATTCTTTATTAGTTAATTTTTTATTTTTAGAACAAACATTACACTTTTTCCCTGATAATAAATTAGCATGAGATTTAGTTCTTTTATTTATATATATTTTTTTACCACATTCATCGCATTGTCTTTTATTTTTAAATTTAAATCTATTAAAAGTAGTGGTAAAAATATTATTACAATTACATTTAAATATTAATTTAGTTTTTATGTTTAAATATTCTGTACTTAATAATTCACAACTTGAATTTTTTTTAACATAAATATTAATACTATCAATTGTTAGTTTTTTTGCTATTTTAACCAACTCCTATTTTATTAAAAACAAAATAAAAGTAGGATTTTATTCCTACTTTCTGTGTTTGTATAAATATTATTAAATTATTGATGTTTTCTTTTCAATATATTTTATTCCATCTTC